TGTCGCTGTGTAGCTTAGACTTAATCCAGAATCGACAAACCAGGCATCCTCGCTCAATGCTGAACTAGAAAACTTTTGATCCAAATACTCAATATAGCGAGTAGTCGAACCGTCAATAGTTCTACTGACAATCAAATAAAGTTCATCAGATCTACCATCAGGAGTAGGAATCACGGCGATACTTTCCACAACAACATCAGAACCACCAATAACATGCTTTGCCCATGCTGTAACGTCCTGACTTTGATTGTATGTGCAAGAAATCAAAACACCATCAGATCGAACAAACCAAATGATTCTGTCTGGATTCTGCTGATAAGCACTCGAAATCAATCCACCCTCTGTAATGTGCTCTGCCAGAATATTCAATTCATTCTCTCGATATTGTTCCGATTCAAAAGAGAATTGAAACTGTGTAAAGTTCAATCCGGAAGCATCAATGAAAAGAGTAGAATCGTTTATCTTAATAGGCTTAATTGGTCTGCTTCCAAGTTGACTTTGTTGACTCACTTGGCTGTTTGTTGGCCCAAATGTTTCACTTGTGGTTATCTCGCTGACTGCAAACTCTGCTCCCGTTGTTCCTGCAAGTAATGAATCACCTGGAGAAAGCCATTCAATATCATTGATGCGATCCGAATTTAATCGAACAGTAAATGCACTTTCAGTTGTAACCTCGCCAAAATCGGTAGCTCTAAAGTTCTCAAAGTCTCCAACAACAGAGAAGTCAATCTCTTGACCCTTGGCAAAACAAAGCCTCTCACGAAAGAAACTAACCTTTTCAGGGAAGCCATTCTCGATAGAAAACTTGCCTAATGCCCAACGAGTTGAAGCATTTGATGCACCAACCACCCCAGAAGGAAGCCTGTCAATAACAGTAGCAGTGACCGAAGTAGTGCTTGAGAAAGCGGTAATTTTGACGACTCCTGCACCATAGTCTCTATAAGTCCACTTAACCCCATCTGGCCCATCTGACTGCTCCCCTTCTGTATGCACTGGTCTAACCACTTCTGACTTAGTGCCAAGTGTACTTGTGCCTCCTGAAGTATAAGTGGTGTAATGTGTGCTATCTTCATTCTTCAATTCAAATGTAGTGCTAGTCACCGCTTGAATCTCAAAAACTCTATCATTTAATTCTGTCATCCCACCAACGGAAGCAATACGAACAAAATCACCGTTGGAATATCCATGCGCTCCTGAAGTTGTAACGACAGCAGGGTCCTGCTTAGTTATACCTGTAATTGTCTTTGCGCTGTATTCTGAACCACCATTAACAAAAGCCTCATAGTTTTTACCATCAGACTTTGCTCTGTCACCCTTGGCATAAAAAGCGTTGGTCTGCCAGGGTTCTACATCAATGATGCTTTGCTCTTGCAAATAGACAAGACTCCCAACCATGTCCGCAGTAAACAAAGCAGAGCCAGCAGTCAAAGTAACTGAGCCTGTTTCAGCACTCGCATAGATTGTATTCGTCCCTGTGTTCAGCCTTTGAAATGGTCCACCTGTAGGATCAAGCTGAGCAATTGAAAAAGTCGTTGCACTTGTTCTTGTGAGTTTCTGGATCGGGTAACTTGGATGCACCAAATACATAACATCACCAGATTGAACATAGTCAATTCTAAAAATGTTGTCCGAATCAAACAAGTCTGCTTGATCGTAAACTGTTGCAATCTCAGAAGCAGCGATATAGCCATGATTGGTATAGAACCTCATGTACTGATCACCAACTTCAATAATGTAGTTGGTATCTCTTGAGACTCTGAAGGGAATCAATGCAGTTCTATTTCCAGCGGTTTTGACCGACTGAATGAACTTTGTTCCGGGTCTTTTAAATGCTGGCCCTTGAACAGTTGCAAGCATGTTCTGCATTTCATAGCAACCATTACTGTACTTGTTTATATCCACCCTTCCCTCAAGAAGTGGAGATAGTTCACCTGCATTAAAACTGGTTTGAATTGGACTAGCTTTGGGCATTACAACCTCATCATAGTCCAGGAAGTATCAGCTTGCATTTGTGCTGGTCTTTCAATTGCATTTGCCCTGATTGCAAGGCTAATGGAAGTCTGAAAGTCTGCTCTCAAGCTCTCCTTTTTTGTGTTTGATTGCGTTATCAGTTCGCAAGCTTCGAACGCTAAGTTGTCAGCAAAAGCTCTAACAAAAGCAGAATCAAAATCACCTGCTTCTTCAAAGTCTTTTACGTAGACAATCTTGATAGGGCCAGTCTCGTTTATAAGAATCTTTCGACCCTCTACAAGGTATTGGCTTTGTGGATAGGAGTTGTAAAAGTTTAAGTTTGGATCGTCTTCTTGATTCTCAACGCTGATTAACTGTAGGCAGTCAGTCGGCAATTGAAATTCAGTTGTATACCCCCAAGAAGGTGTGCTTGTCAGTGAAGCAAGCTGTGCCCTTCCTTTTGAGAATGCCCAACGGAATTGACGCAATAAACCCTGTCTTACAATGTCATAGATTGCAGACATGGTTCTTGCCCTTGGATTGTTTTCGTCCAAGTCAGCTATCGTTTCTTGCCCTAGTTTGACTAGAGCCATATTGACGATGTCAACTTTACTTGTGCCAGCCATTAGCTAGGGAAGTCGTTTTGCTTAATATAGATGATGATGTTCTCAAGACCTTTGATAAGATCATTCATGCTGTCAGTGTCAGCGTAGACAGAATCATCATACGATATTTCAACATTACTAGAAGTTGTTGAGGTGTTTGCATCAACGTCTTCATAATTTTCGCCAAGATCTAAACCTCTGTATTGAGTTGCCATTTTATCCCCTTATAAGGAAAGAGAGTCCACCCCCGAAAGGGCAGACTCAAATTGATTTACAGTTGAACCGCAGTGATGAAACCAAAAACCTTAGTAGTGTCTGGAATAGTTCCAGCTTCCACCTTTGCCTGGATCACCACAGGATTGATCGAATCAATCACACGAACCATCCCATCACCTGCATCCATGAATGCAGTACCAGCAGAAGAAACATCCAAGGCAGCAGCAAAAGCGTCCTCATCAGCAGGAACAGCAGTACCGTCAGGCTCAGTATATCCAGTGTGACCAACGTCCAAAGTTCTGCTTGCACCAAAAGCATCAAACTTAACTTTGGACAACCCTGTTTGAATCGCCCATCTTCCGGCAGGAAGTTGAGTAAGATTCAATAGAGAGTTTGCATCACCTGCACCACTCTGAGTGAAAGAGAACTTGAGAACTCTAACTTTCCCAGTGTACTCGTCCCCAGGTTGGATAGCAGGTGGATCGGTAATCAATTCAGCGTATTCAGTCGAATTTTGTGTAGTAACAGCCATTTTCTGTTCCCCCTATTAACTACCGTAACAAACGATTTGAACTACTTTTTCCTCTTCGGTTCGAGTAGCTCCCACCATATTGCTTGCGTAAATTTGAGTTGAATAGTTCTTTGTTGGGATAATGTCCATCTTGCCTTCAATGTCTTTGTAAAGACCTAAAGCAACACCAGACTTTGCCCACATTGGAACCAAGAAATCAGAAGATCCGTCAATCAAACCGGAGTTTGCATCTGGATACCGGGAAGCATTCTGCCATTGAACATGCTTGAAGGTGATGCCCATAAAGGACTTCAATCTTCCATTTTCAATAACTGCGGTCTGTCGGTAGTCAGACTTGAGAACTTCAATTTCTTTCAACAGTTCTTTGTTTTGTCGTGCAGTGATTGCACAATAAAGCATATCTTCTTCATCAACATCATTGCCGAGAAAAATCTCAACTCCTGCCTTCAGCTTGGCTACGTTCAAACCTGAGTTTGCCCCACCAGTTGCCAATGGCACGATGTTGTTAGAATCGAAAGAAGTAGTGCTTCCACCCTTAACACCAGTCTTCGAAGTTGCAAACATGGCTGCAAGGATTCGATCATCACAAGCACGCTTCAAACCAGCAACGAAAGCACGAAGAACATTAGATTTTGGGTCATACGGACCAGAAACCTTGATTACATCGTCCCAGTCAAACAGGTCAGACAGTTGATAGGCAGTTGGCTCATACCATCTACGATCATAATCGACGTTACTGTATACGGTGTCACTGTTTCGGCTTGTCTTCTTTTGAGCTGTTAAAGCTCCGATAATTGTTACAGGACTTGAAAGATCACCTTCAATACCTGATTCAATCTCGACACAATCCATCAAACGAGAGTCCATAGCCTGAGCTGCTAGACGCAAGTTTGCCTGGAATTGAGTCACCATTAAATTGGTAATATTTTGACTCATTTTTCCCCTCCAGGGATTAAACTAATACAAATTGACTTTGGTTTTAGCTTGTCCCGTCTGGGGGCTGTGAATGAACTGGAAGTGGGCCTGACTGGTTATCCACCGAACTTGTTCACCTTATATTGTGAACTCATTGTGAATAAATGTCAACAGCAAAAAGAAAAGCCCCCCGAAGGAGGCTAAACTCTAAATGCGCTCTAGTAAAAAAGGATTGACTTATATTATCCCAAAGCGACCATCTTTACAAGCTGGGAATGCTTTTCAATTGCCTTGGTATCTCCTGCCTGGATTCTCTTCATAAATTCTGTGTCATTCATTAAAGATTCAAGCTGCGCTTGCGCTCCTTGTGGCGTGTATTGCTGATTGCTGTTAAGCGGATTCCCTTTAAACTCATGTTCTCCAAACCGCTCACCAGCTCTCGCAAAAAGCTCCATCGTCTTTTTGTGTCCAAGAACTTGTTCAAGGCTGTTAATATCTTCCTCAGATACTCCGAACTCTTTTGCACCATGTCTGGCAAGGGATAGATTCTTGTCGTAATTCTGCCCCCACTCCTGCTTCAACTCTGATTTACTAACCTCTAAAGCCTGGGCTTCTGCTTCCTGCATTGCTTGCTCTTGAGATTGCGCCCATTCAAAGATTGCCTTGCTTTGATCCACTGATAAACCAGTTTTGTGGGATAACTCTCCAAAGTTCTTCCCAAACTCGGTTACTTGACCTTCTTTTGTTTTTAGAAACTCATAACCTTCAGGGCTTTCAGGTCTGCCTAACTTGTCATAGATTGGCGCAAGTGTTTCCTCGTTCAGTTCATCAGGCCACCTCAAAAGCTTGTCCTTTGGTGCGCCTAGAAACTTCTCAGCTTCTCGGTAACTCTTAACCGCTTGCTCTGCACTCTTGAGCCCTTTAGCCTCAACAAAGCCCTTCAAATCTCCATCTTCAAATGAATCAAACCAGCTTTGTGGTGCTTCGGTTTGTTCTGCTGGTGTTTCCGGGGTAGCCTCTGCTACTTGTCCTTCTACTTCCATTTTCTCGCCTCCTGTTCTTGCGCTTGAATCATTAACTCAAGTTGTGCAAGATTAACATTCATGTACTTCAATATATGCAACATTACTTCCCGTCTGCCTTCCATTCGGGCTGTTGCAATTGGATCAACTTTTTTAGAATCATCTGATTGAGTGGTTGATTGAAGCAAATAACAAAAGTCTGCCAAGTCTGACTTAACAATCCTTGCACTCTCATTCGACGCATCAAATAAGGATTGATACGCTGATATTATCTTCTTCTTTTCTTCCACTATGCCTTCTCGATCGTAACAACAACCTTGAAAGCATCTTCTCTCACCGCATCAGGGAAAACTCCCTTGGCTGCACCTGAAGCAAGTCCAGCAATCTCTAGGAACTTCTCTGTTCCCTTGCTGATATCGTACCAAGTGCAAACTCCTGTACTGCTTGCCTTTAGTGCTTCTACTTTCTTGACTGTCTTTTTCTTTGTGGCTTTCTTTTCTGGCATTATTCAACTCCTAGTATTGGCTCTGGCTCCATCAATTCCATCTGTTGTGCTTGTGCTAAATCCTTCGCAGCACTCGCAGCAACAGGCGCAGCTTGTAGCATTTGCTGCATTTCCATATCTTCATTCTTTGCTTGTCTGTATTGCTCCATCTCTTCTTCAGACTTCAAGAGTCTAGCTGGCATTCCGTAAATGTTCGCAAGTTCTCTCACTGATTCCTCTGCTTTGATTAGTGCAGCAACATCAGGATCAATCTCAGCCAATGGTGCAGCAGCCTCAAGAGTTCTCAAGATTGCTATTCCTTCTTCGGATTTCGCTGCTTTGGCTAGTGGGCTCTGATATTCCACCTCATACTCTGCGCCCATTTCGAGCAATTCTTCAGGAGGTTCAGGTAAAACTCCAAGCATATCAAGAATGTCCAACTCTCTTGGAATCAATGGCCCAAAGAACTCCGCTTGCATTCTTGAGTATACGGGGCCAAGTAACACACCCTTCTCTTGCGCTCTTTGCATCACTTCGGTTGCCGTCATCTGTGGGCCTTCCACAAGGATTTGAAACAAGTTCACAAGAAAAGAATTATTGATAGACTGTCGCCTTTGATTCTCAAGTTCCAAAGCAATTGGAAGGTTTGCACCAGTGAGCAATGGCTTCACAACATCATTCCCCATTGAATCAATACCGCCATAATTGATAGCACCAGGGTACATTTTCAATCCAATGTTCAAGTCTTCACTAGCAATCAATGGAGGTTCAACCGCATTGTGTCCAGCTCTTAGATTTGTCTTGCCCATCTGATTGACTGTTTTAATGTCTGGAAAGCATTCCATAGCTACGGATCGACCATAAGTCTCTTGACTGGCTACAGAATAGCGAGCAATTGAGTAAGGCATTGTCCTGTAGCCACCCTCAGACAGAATGCGCTTTGTGTCATTGCAACCACGTAGGACGTAATAAGAACGCCAAGCCATACCCTTAAAGTCAGAACGCCCTTCTTCCCTTTCCTGATTCGGATAGACTGCGTGAATGATTTCCCATTCTTTCATGCCGTCTTTCTTCAAGTCCTTCAAGACCATATCAGGTAAAGCATCTTCCCCGAACTGCTCAAGCATCTGGCGTGAGGTAATCTTGTATCGACGATGAACTAAATTGATTCTTCTAAATTCATCAGTGAGCCAGTACATACCCTCAAGACCGCAACTTGTATAAACTGGGCCCTTCCCAATATCGTAGCCAGTGAACATCACACCGTTACCAAAAGCCCCCAAGTCGAGGTAGACTTCATTGGTAGTGGTTCCGAAGTTGCTCATTGCCCGATACCGAAAAGAGAACAGAAGTTCATTCAAAGTATCAAGATACTCTTTGATTGCTTGGCTTGCCTCTTGTCGTTTAGCAAGGATAAGCTTGTGCCAGATTTGATTGGCTGGAGTCATGAGAGAAGACATCGAAGCTGCAAAGCGATTGTTTGCAATGATTGCAGTAGAGTCGAAAATCTTCTGATTGACTCTCTCACCTTGCGTTCTTGTGCTTTGGAAATAGTTCTGCCTTGGTGCAACGTATTCGGCTACGTCCTGCCAATGGCTATCGAAGTTGGTTCTCTGAGTCTCCAAGTGTCCCTGGAGGCTGATAATCTTGTCAGCGTTCATCACGCCCCCTTTTTATGTCATGACTCTTGCAACCCAAGAATCAAGACCAGTTGAGCCTGTTCCTGTCTTTACTGCTCTGAGTCTTCCTTGTGGGCAGAAAAACCCAAGCATGTCATTATCGCTGAGACTGGATACATCAACATCAACCCAGCGGTCAGTAGACCCATCAGTATCAGCCAAATACTGAAGCTTGAGAGTGTCACCACCCCACGCAGTAGACGCATGAGCATAGAATTTCCCTTGTCCTCCAGGCCATTCTACAGACCCGGCTGCCGTTCCATTTGTAACAATTTGTGCAATGAAGCTCATTATTCCCCCAAAAGTTGCTTTGATACTGTTTGAATTTGACTTGATCCTAGTCCACCAGACTTGCCAGCGATAATGCTTGCCAGTCTTCCCTTCCTTTGTCTTGCTCGATCCATTGATTCTTGCTTGACTAGTTCCTCCCTGCGCCTAACCTCTTTACTCATATCCTCTCGCTCTTCAACGACAGGAGCTTCAATCGGTGCAGGTGGTGGAAGCATTGGCAATTGTGGCTGTTGTGGTTCACCAAAGAAAAAGCTGGTCACTTTGCGCACAACCTTCTTCCCAGCTCTCGGACTCCATCTATAGTTATTTGCTGATTTCATAAGTTCCCCTATACAATCATAATGTTTTTTATGCTAATCGTCTAAGACTAAAAGCGGTTCATCATCTGTTTTGCTCTTGCGCTTTCTCTTTTTCTTCATGAATGGATTCTCTCCAGCACAAGTAAACCAATGCCCACCGACCATAAATTGACTGTCCTTCACAACCTGAACATGGTCAGGATTGACCAGGACTTCTGTCTCTTCGTCTGGACTGAATTCAAAATGTTCTAAAATCTTCACTGTCTGCATTACATTCCCCACGGATCATAAGTCCCCTGCACT